CCCGTTCGGTGCGGCAGGCCCGCAACTCCGCTATCAGGGCTAGCTGCTCGAACACATCCAGCGGGACCCAGCGCCCGGCAGCGGTTCGGCGCTCCAGCGCGTCCAAATCCAGATCGCTCATGACTCACCAAGCACGAACTTGACCAACAACTCCGCCTGCTCTACTGCTTCCTCAGGAGGCAACCGTGTGTCTTCGTTCATCATTCTATCAATAGCCCACATGCGAAGCTGCACTAGCTTCTCTTCCGGAAGAGTGATCATCTTATCCTTCTTACCTAGGTTTATCTGGTTTATCTAAAATCCCCATAAAGTTCTGTCTAACTGAGGAGCCTCTGAGCGCCGGCGTTCTATTGGTATGCAAGCACTCAGAGGCAGCTCAACTAGACGGAACGATTACGTCGAGTGTAGAGAACAGTACCGGCACCGGCCAGAACGACAGCCGCACCGATCCCGCCGATCAGCAAAGCCTCGCCGGTCGAAGCGCCGGTGTGCGGCAAACCGTCCACGACCTGCTGCGTCCCATCAGCATGAATGATGACCGTCTTATTAATGCCCGGCTTGCCGTCCTTACCGTTCTCCCCGGCGGGGCCCTGTGCGCCTACCGCACCGGCCAGGCCATCCTTACCGTCGACGCCAGGCAGTCCCTGCGCGCCTGCAACGCCGTCAGTTCCCGCCTCACCCTGGGGTCCAGTAGGACCGGCGGGGCCAGCAGGACCAGTCTCACCGTTGGCCCCAGCGGGACCGGCCGGCCCGGTCTGACCGTCAGCACCCGCAGCGCCGTCCTTACCGGGGGCACCTGCAGGACCCTGAGGGCCTTCCGGTCCCTGAGCACCAGTAGCGCCAGTCGCACCCGTATCACCCTTGTCCCCCTTAGGACCGGCGGGCAGGTCAGAGGCGCACACAAAGTGATCCGTGGCCTGCCCAGCGCCATGAGTACCGACCTCGGCCCAAACCTGAATGTGCTGGCCGGGACACGGGTCAGTGTGGTTGGTAGCAGAAGCCGCCGCCGCAGTGGCGATCGGCGAAGTGATGAGGAAGGCGACTGCCAAGCCGCTCTTCGTGGTGATGTTCATCTGTCCCCTTTTGTCGAGGCACCCTTTGTGCCGTCAGGTAAAACCTTACAGAACTACTGCTCGCTCGTCAAGAGGTTTGGTAAGTCGGAGTTATCCAGAAACTTGTGACCACCTTGGATGACGGCGAGTGCCTCACTGGGAGACAACACGGTATCTGCTGTAATCCCTGCCTTACGTAGCTTGGCGATCGTCAGCTTCTGCAGTGGCGTGGATCGGTTGCGTGCACGCTGAGCACTTTCTCCGTTGCGCTGACGCTTGACCTCCAGACCATAAGCCCGTCCGTTGACGAAGGCCAACAGGTCAGGGAAGCCGCTGGCCTGGTACAGGCTGCCATGGATCTTGACCACATGGGCATCGGGATATTGGGCGTAGATAGCCTTGACGATGGCAGCTACGACCAGCGATTCCGGAGTGGTTCGGCTCATACTCTCTCCCTACGAAGAGACCCCCGAGGGTTCCACCGGGCGGTGGAGTATCCTCGGGGGCCAGTGCCGTCTTCTATCTTACAGACTGATCGACTCGTCCATCGCCCACGGGTCTTCCACCGTGTAGCCGGAACCGCCGCCGCCGAGAATAGCGTCAGCAGTAGCCGTGTCGATTTCCTTGAGAGCAATCTCCTCGTCCACGAGAGCCGTGTCCTCGGTCAGGCCAGAGCCCTTCATGGGCGCAGTCTTCGGCACCGGTGCGTACGCCGACACCTCGGACTTGCGCGAGCCCTTGAACTCGTCTCCGTCCTTGAGCGTCGCAGTGACGCGCTTGCCGATGAGCTGCTTGACCGGCAAGCTCATGTCATTCTGAGTGACCTTCAGACCGACGGCCCGCAGGAAACCGGAGAAGCGCCACAGCGTGGACTTCATGGTGTAGAAGCGGTCCACGATGTACTGGTCCGCGAAAGCCGGATCGGTCGGCTGGAACCAGACCTCGATGCCGGGAGTGCCCTCGTTCGGGCCGGTCTTGATCTTGACGATCTCCGCAGAGACCACCTTGAGGGTGTACTCACCCTCGGGCAGCAGCGCTGCCGTCTTCTTGTCCGCCTCATCCCACTCGCTGAACGGGATGAAGAGAGTGTCTTGAGCCACCTTGTCCTCCAAGGACGTTTGGTTAGTTGAATTACTTACTGATCTTGCCCAGCACCTGACCGAGAGTAGTCAAGGACGGGCGCTTGCCGTCCATCCCCAACACCGGGGGAATCTTACTCTGCAAAGCTTCAGGGATCCTGGCTTTGATAGCATAGTTGGGGTCTGGAAGAACCCTTACAACGTGCTTCATGGCTGCGGAACCATCATCCAGAAGATCCTCTACCACGTCGGTATAGAAAACGTAGTCCGGGGCCGCCATGGCAGCGGCCAGGGATTTGGGGGATACATCTGGATAAAGCTTGGCCTCCCCGTCCACCCCTGTTTTCATCTTGGTCTGGCTGGTGAATATAACGTGAATGGGCTTCTTACGCTGGCTCTCCGCCAAGGCCATCCAGAACAGGGAGATATCAGTCATGATCTCTCCCACCACTCCCCAGGTCCGCTGATCGGCGGTCTGCCGACCTTTACGGATCTCGGTCACTGTGTCTTCATCGTAGTTCAGTTGAAATCTCATCGCTGAGTTTTGCGCGGCCGAGATAGAGTCCAATACCACGGCAGTGTAGTCATGGTCTCCCTTGGCCAAGTAGCGCTGAATCCCGGTTAGTTCCACTACAGACTTAGGTCTAACCACGTCGATGTTCTTCTCGTAAGGGGCTCCACGAAAAGACATGGTACCTCGTTCACCAATCAGATCCACAAATAGAGTCTTGCCTTGCGCCGCAATAGACGAGGCAAGGGTCGTTTTTCCACTCCCCGGCAAACCGTGGATTAGAACTTTCATGGCGTCTGGGCGAGTAGACGATGCAGGCATGACGCTAAGACCTGCGATGGTCAGGGAGTTAGAAGAAGTGGGCAAAGACGGCTCTGCAAAAGAAGGTGCAGTCACGTGATCAGTCTCCTCGGACTTTTGATCATAAGGACTATTAAATTAGGTAGAACGGAGCAAGGCAGACCACGTGCCATTCTTCGGGTGCTGCTCAGACACTCTAGGAACCGAGCTGCAGACTCTAGTGTACCGCATTCTCCGCTCGTTTGCGCAGCCCGTAGTCCACCAGAACGACCTCATCGTAGGGCTGTCGCCCACCCACCAGATCTGCCCGGCACAGACTACACCCGTTCGTCTCTCTTCCAGCGCGAACCATTTATCTCTCGGTCTCGTGCCGCCCACTTGTTGACAGCGGCTCGTTGACAAGCTACGCAAATCTTTCCACCAGTTTTACTTAGTCTGAGATTATCCCCTGAATACAGGTGACCATGAGGGCAGTGAGTGATCTTGGCTGCTCGTTCTCTCTGAGCTTGACCGATTGAAGAACGGTGAGCACTAACGTTTTCTCCCCGAGGAACTGATCTTAGATGATCGCCTCGAACACAAAGTCTATGTAGGCAGCTCTCCCCACCCCTACACTTTTTGGGATCATGACACCGGTGATCAACATCCAACCCCAGTCCTGCAGCATCTATTCCTGTGTGAACAAAATGCGCCCACTGGTGGGCACCCACCGTTACGTATTCTCCTTGCCAGGTGAAGCTGAACCTACCGTAACCGTGACTAGGTTTACCCGCCCATAGCCAACAGCCTTCAGTTTGCTGAACCTTCTTTCGGAATCTCTCGTCTAGAGCTACGACGAAGTCCGTAGTCAGCAAAGACAATCTCATCATAAGGAACTCTGCCTCCAACTAGATCTGTACGACAGAGTGTAGCATATTCACAAAAGGCACAGTGACTTCCGTACACAGGGATGCTGTCTTCTGTAGTGATTGTCTCAGCCCTGGCTGCCTGCTTAGAGGCGCTGATGACATGTTGTGAATACACAGAATACAGGAGCGGCTTCCGTGTAAAGCGAAACCACTTGTCTCGTTGACCGGCAAGCTCATCGTAGACCGTCTGGTCCATCACCAGCTCCTGCTCGCGGCACCACTCCCGGTAGGTGTAGGCGTCGAAATCTGTCGTGGACTTGGCCAGCCTGGGCGGTGCGTTTTTGGTGCCTTTGGTCATGGCCGGAGTAGCCGGTTTCTTGAACCGGGCGCGGGCGTACTCGACCGCGCTCGGCACCAGCTCCTTGTCACCCGACAAATTACGCAGCACATCGGCCACGCCCCATGCATTGAAGTGGTTCTGCGAGTTGATCAAGTCTTCGATGGCAGAGGGCGTTTGAGGCCAGGACTGGTTGAGCTTCCAATCTCGCACCACAACCTGATCAGTCTCGGGATCGAGATACACCAGATCTGCCCGACCCGTAGCTTCGAGCCCGTTGGGCAGCGTACGAGTCCAGTCCAGCTCGACCAACAGCGGTCGGCCGAAGTCCTTGTCCACGTTCCCACTGTGATTGAACCGGATCCACAGATCCCACATGCGGGCCGAGAGCAGGTCGCCGTACTCCTCACGCATGGCGTCCAGGTATTCGGACTCCTGCGCGATCTCCCACTCTTTCAAGGCATCAATGATGCTGTCAATAGTGGGCTCGGCCCAGACGCCATCGATGACCTCGATCTGCTCGGGCATCTCCTGCAGGAGTGAGCCCCAGTACTGGCCCACGTTCAGCGACTGGGCCTGCATGACTGCATGCCAAGCGCTTCCCCGGAGAAGGGCCCAAGGCTTGGGGCCGGCAGGGCGCAGCCCCTCGCGATAGCGCAGGGAGAATCGGCGCTCGCACTGGGCCAGGGTTCCGAGGCTGGAATATGAATATCTCAAGAGCGCGCCTTTGAATAGTCCTCACCAGGGATCAGGTACTCCCAGTAGATAGGACAATCCCCGACGTTATCAGGATGGTCCTGGCCTATCTTGTTGTCGAAACGATACTGGGCCACTGAGTCCACGTATACCCAGGCTCGGTGTCGTTGGCTGTACTGCACCGTTTGAGGAAACCCTGGTCGGTTCAGAGGATGGTCTTGCTTGAGAGAACCATCATTTCTCACTTCTCTCCTCCTCTGGCACAGGAACTGAAACCGCATATTCGGTTTTAGTTTTTACGACTGTCTCTTTGCCTGAAGCTATCAACTCTTCAGTCACCTCTACCGTCTTTTTACAGACAGAATTGAGACATTCGATTTCTTCGGTCATCTTCAGCTTTCCCTAATCGCGCGGCTGGCCGAAAGCATCCGGCTCTTTCTTCCCTTGACCGCCCTTTCGAGCGTCCATCGTCTCAAGGATGTGGGGCAGCTTGCCATTGAACTCGGATCGGTCCAGGAGCCACTGACCATTGCGACCGGGCAACTGAGTCGTTTCAGTCAGCCAGCCCTCAGCGATCCAGCGGCGGATGCAAGCCTTGGAGCGGTCTGCCTGGTGGGCAGCCTCGCTCAAAGTAATGACGTTGTCCATCGTCTCTCCTTGTAGTAGTTACTACTCAGAGTGTAGCACAAACTAATATAGCCCGGCTGCACGTAGGTTTCTTGCCCTAGTCTCTACAGCCTGTCGGCTACGTCCCAGCTTAAAGGCTACCTCTGCGTACGGCAGCCCGGAAAAAACCACAGAGTCTTCGTACAGGGTCCAAGGCTCCCCACGCCTAGTCGATAGCTCACGTATTTTACTATCTTTCACCTTCTTTCTGAAGGCATATAAATGCCCCGACTGTTGAACGCTTGGAGCTGTCTTTCTTAGCTGACCGATACGATATTTTTCTTCTGGAGATAAGTTCGCCCACCTAGTCCGACTGTAAGTGGCTATCTTATCTACATTAGCCGATCGGTACTTTTGTGTCCTAATTCTGGAATTAACTCTCTTGACCTCGCACCAGTCACAGGAGCAGCCTGGCGTAGCTCCTTTGTTTCTACCGCCTGTACACTTCTTTTCTTTACCTTTTGCAGAAACAGTCACTTGGATCGGCTCCGCTCCAGCCGAGAGAAGTGAACACGTACGGCCTTCAGAGCCTCACTATTCAAATCCACTCCCTTAGCTGCACACAAAGCTTTGAGGCTAGCTAATTCTCCGTGGTTCAGTTCCAAGTGCAAGAAGGCAGGAGCCGAAGGCTTGACCCGAGTGTGCGCTCGAACAACAGTATCCTGAAGTTTGGCCATCTCGACAGGTACCCCATTATTCTTCTGCCGTGCCAGCAAATACACCACGGTCGGCCCCACGCCTGCCAGCGCCACGATCTTCTGCGCCTTCATGCCCTCATCCAACAGGGCATAGACCACGTTTGCGGTCAGCGCACCAGCCAGCCGCACGCCAGCCATGCGATCTGCCCAGGCCTGGCCAAACGTGTCGTAGCCCAGGGGCTCCCACGCCTTCGCCTCGATGATCTGGATGAGCACCTTCTCGGCATTAACGAACGACTCGCGAAGCGAGGACCAGAGGGCTTCGGCTTGCGACTGCTTCATCTTACTTCTCCTTCGTAGACGGTTCAGACGTGAGATGCCAGTGGGAGCAACTGTCGCAGCGATAGCTGCGGATCAGGCGTTTACCCTGGCGTACGCCGTTGCGGCGCAGCCGGCGCATCTCGGACTCGGCCGCAGTACGACTCCAGTAACCGCGCTTGCCCGACCACGGGCACTCGGACTCGTACATAGCAACAGATCTCCTAAGGTAGTTGGTAACGAAGGACGTACTTAGCTTTGCCCTCGAAGGCAACGTATGCAGTCTTGTCCACCACAACCACGCCCTCAGCATGGCTGGGGATTGAGTACACAGTCGAGCCTACGGTCAGGCGACCGCCCCCGGACGTGAAGACACCTCCGGGAGCAACGCCTTGAGTGTTGTCCGGAACGATGACGTAGTCCAGGGCGCTAAGTAAGCCCGTTTTCTGATCGACATCGAACCGATACATTCTCGAACCTTCACCCATGCCGTGGTGACCGGCCAGAAGCTGATCATCGTCCGCCGTCATGAATGAGGCGAACTGCCATGGAGCCAGTTCCTGCAACCCCCGCGCTTTGACGTAGGTCGGGTGCTTGGTGAGCTTCAGGTCCGCCACCCGGTAGCGACGAACGGTGTCGTGGTTCGGCGTATCCGCGTTCTGAACGTAGAGCCACTTGCCCACCACGGCGATCCCACCGGCGTGGGTGGGAGCGATCGAAACCTGGCCCAGGATCTTACCGTTCAGGTCCAGTTCTACCAGGCGAGTGTTGAAACCGGGCTTGTACTCAGCCATCACCACGTGATTACCCAGCATCGTCATTCCCTGCGGCGTGAAGCCGGCCGACAGGTTGGGCGTGGCCCACGCGTTGGTTTCCTTCAGCGAAGCCGCCTCAGCAGGCGCAGCGCTCATCATGCCGAGAGCCACGACCAGTGGAAGGAGGTATCGCTTCATGGACAGACCTTACTACGAACCATGCAGTGCTTGTCAAGAGCTTCAGGAGGAGGCCAATCGCGATTCGTGAGTCGGGGAGATGGCCTGTGCGTGAAACAGTCCCGAGAGTAACAGACAGTAGTCATATGTACTTATAATAATTACAGAGAGTGATATAGAGATACCGTTATATAGAGTCCTCACGCTTACAGCACGATTTTTATCCCGATACACAGGCCACCTCCCCGACTCATAGTCGCAACTCGATCCCGACTCGGATTCACGCTCACGCTCAGACCGGGTTGACTGGGACTACAGACCTGCTAACCTGAGGCTTCCGCCTCACTCATGTCCGGAGGACCGAGTGTCTCTGCTCAACGAAGCTCTGCGCCTCACCGACTGGTTTGATGTGTTCCCTCTGGGGCCGGGCGGCAAGCCCCTGGCCAACTGCGATAACTGCTCTCGCAGCGGGGGCAACACCTGCCCCACTCCCGAGGCCATGGAGAAGTGTAAGTGTGACTACTGTCACTCGTACTACCGGGCTGCCGGAGCTGACAAGTGGCGGGAGATCCGCTGGCCCGAAACAGCCCTCATCGGCATCCGCACCGGCCGTGGCTTCGTGGTGGTGGACTTCGACAAGCACGGCACTCACGACGGAACCGACACATTCAATCGATGGCGAGACGAGGGCTTGCTGCGCAGCACCTGGACCGCGCACACCGGCGGTGATGGCCTGCACTTCTACTACGCACTACCCGAGGGTATCGAGATCCGCAACGGCCAGCCCCAGGGCACTGTGGGAGTGGACATCAAGGGCGACGGAGGTTACGTGGTGTCTCCTCCCAGTCAGAAGAGGAGCTGCGCGGGAGTCTACTCCTGGCACCCTAACCATGCGCCGGGGGACCGCACCATGGCTCCGATTCATCCGGCTCTGTTAGAAGCGATCGTGTCTCGCCCGGAACGACGCGCTCCGTCCATTGAGCGCATGACCGACCGTACCGCTACGCTGAACCTGTTCTACTGGTTCATGAACACCTTCCCGATGGGCGGCGGCAACCGCAACAACTACCTCTTCCAGGCCTCTTGCGTGGCCGGTGAGTGCGTTGAGCTGGGCTTCCTAGGCGAGGGCGCAGCGATTGATCTGCTGAAGGAAACGGCGCGCGACGCAGGTCTACGTGACGGAGAGACCAGAGCTACCATCGCCTCCGGAATCAACCGTGGGGTCAATAACATTCGAGGGATCGCTCAGTGAGTGTTGATCTATCGCCCTACCAGGAGTTCTGGGACCGGCATGAAGTACTGAAGCAGATCAAGGCCATCGCGGACTCACGCATGATCGTGCCGTGGGCGCTGCTGGGTGTGACGATGGCGCGTGTGCTGTCTGCTGCGCCGCCGCAGATCATGATCCCACCTATCATCAACGCCCCGGCCAGCCTGAACTTTTTCGTAGCAATCACCGGCCCTTCCGGAGCTGGGAAGAGCGGGGCCATCGCGGCCAGCCGCCGCTACATCACCATCCCGAACGAGGCAGAGACCAAGAATTTAGGATCAGGGGAAGGCCTGGCCATGGTCTTCCTCGAGCCGGACCCCAACGCAGTAGGTCGTGGGCCTAAGCCCCTTGTGCGCAATCTGCGCCTGGGCATTGTGTTCAACGTGGACGAGATCACCACGCTAGGCGAGCTGGGTTCCCGCGATGGTTCTACGATTCAGTCCGTGCTGCGATCGGCCTGGAGTGGCGGCGACCTGGGCCAGTCCAACGCCTCGGTGGACCGGGATCGTTTCGTGGCGGGCGACAGTTACCGACTGACCATGATCTGTGGTGTCCAGCCCCGTAGGTCGCAGGTGCTGTTCCGTGAGGATGGATCAGGCAGCCCTCAGAGATTCGTCTGGATGCCGGCAATCGATCCGAACATGCCCGAGCCTGAGCCGGGTCACTACTTCTCCACCACGCAGAGCCTAGCGATCGACATGCCTCGCTTCCCGGACAATCACTACGAGCTGACTGTCTGTCCGGAAGCCTGGGATGCCGTACACCGTGCCAACTGGGAGAAGCAGGTAGGCCGCAGCGACGGGCTAGATGGTCATTTGTTATTGTGTCAACTAAAAGTTGCAGCGGCATTGACGATCCTGTGCGACAAGTCTTTGAAGATCACCACCGACTGGTGGGAAGCGGCAGGCACTGTAATGGCCGTCTCCAATGAGACCAGGGCCTGGGCCGCCGGTGGAGCTTATGAAGAGATGCGCGAGAACGCCATCCAGCGTGGATCGGAGTTCGGTATCTCTGACGCTCAGAAGGACAACGCCAAGGCCGATGAGATCTGTCGCCGCGTGGGCGGGAACATCCTCAAGTACATGGACAACTACAACGAGCCAGTCTCCAAGAGTCAGCTCTCTCGGCATGTGGCCCCTTCTGATCGTAAGAACACACACTCCGAAACCTTCGTGGATCCTGATGGCAAGCCCCGGACCAGGGCCTATAGTAACTTCGACCTGGCCTGGGAGTGTCTGCTCGAGGGCGGAAAGATTCAGGTGCTCGCGCACAACCGACAACGGCACCCCCTCTGGCAGCGCACGGGTTTTGTCGTGAACGGCTATGCTGGTGACAGAGACGATGAGGAGCAGACCGGTGAGTAGTCACGAGGAAGATGTGGAAGAGGCCCTGGAGCCTACTCTGCTGGACATGGACGACAACCCTCTCTGGATCCACGGCTGTGAGACTATGCTGGCCGGAGACGATCCAGGGGATGAAGGCACCCCTGCTATCCACGTTGTGGTCAGTGCCTATCGTGGTCGCTGTGACATGAATGAGGATCACTTCACCGAGGTCAGTCACTTCTATAGCGCGGCTATGGCTCGCCAGTTGGCTGCTGCCCTGCTCAATGCCAGCGACATGCTGGACGAGTACGTAGCGGGGGAATAACGGTGCGTGTTCTTGTTGCCTGCGAATACAGCGGTCGAGTTCGAGACGCTTTCATCGCTCGGGGTCATGACGCTATCTCCTGTGACCTGTTGCTGACCGAGCGCCCCGGGCCGCATTTGCAGGAAGACGTTCGTGTAGTTTTGCAGGACTCCTGGGACTTAGTAATCGCGTTTCCTCCTTGTACAGACCTGGCCGCGTCCAATGCCCACAACCTCAAGATCAAAGAGGCTGATGGACGCATGGCTTCTGCCTCTCGCTTCTTCCTGGATTGCTACCACGCCAATGCTCCGCGAGTAGCCGTGGAGAACCCTGTTGGAGTCATGTCTCGTCTCTTCCGTAAGCCGGATCAGATCATCGATCCCTGGATGTTCGGAGACCCTTGGAAGAAGAAGACCTGTCTTTGGTTGCGAGGTCTTCCGAAGCTGGAGCCCACGCACAAGATCGATAGCTACGACCAGCCCGTGATGCCTTGGCACAGCGGCAGCGGCATTTACGTTGGCGACGGCACCCGGGTCTTCAAGGGCGTCGGAGGCGCTCGATCGGCTAAGCTGCGCGCTCAGACATTCGAGGGCGTGGCTAACGCTATGGCGGTGGCGTGGGGTGGCTAAGCCCAAGAAGCCTATTCGACCGCTCCTGGAGAAGTGCCCTCAGTGCTTGGCGATTCCCGGGGTGAAGTGTACGGAGCTTGGCTTCGTTCTGGAGACGGTTCATATGAGTCGCTACAGCATCGCCTCGCTGCGCCAGACCCCGCCGCCTACGGTCCCGGACACGTCTGTCCTCATGGTAAAGTGCCCTCGCTGTGGAGCGATGCCCAAGCGGATCTGCACAGGGCCGCCGCCGATGCGCGATCCGAAGCCATACCACAAGGAACGATGGCTCGAGAAGTTCAAGCTGGACAATGCCATGCGCAAGGCGATGGGCATCGCTCCGCTGGAGGATCCGGGGCGACCCTGGTTGGATAGTCGCGAGGCTCCCAAGCACGGCAACCCCAAAGGGGGCTGGCGCTACAAGCAGGAGTCCCGAGAGCAGAAGGAAGAGATGAGTCAGGACGATGAGTGAAATCTATGACGTGCGAGACGCTTACATAGACCAGATGGAAGAGAGTCTTGACAAAATTAGAAGGATACTGGCTTCTGCCCGGTCCTTCAGTGAAGCCTACTACTCTATTCAGAGTGTGTTGAAAGAAGTCGAGTGACCTTCAAGTTCCGCGAGCCCGCCCCCTATCGCCACCAAGCGGAGGGGGTTCGTCGCCTCATGAAGCACAACGGGGTCTTTGGCCTGTTCTATGACGTGGGTACCGGCAAGACCCGCTGCGTTATCGACTACCTAGGGATGTTGGCGTATCACTTTGATACGGAGATCCGGGTGCTGGTCTGTGCGCCCAAGTCTGTCGTGGATACCTGGGAGCTACAGGTCAATCAGTGGGGCAGCCAGTCATGTGACTGGAATATCTGGGCGTTGCAGGGCTCGATCCAGCAGAAGCAGACAGCCCTGGCAGACGCAGGCTCCGTTCCGCGAGGGACTGGCGTCACGATCCGCGTCGTCAACTACGAGGCGCTGTCCAGTCGACGCGCGCGCGGTAGCAAGCTGGACTCTGACCATTGGCTGAACGCCGTGAAGAAGTTCGCCCCCCATGTCCTGGTCTGTGACGAATCACAGCGAGCGAAGGGGAACAGCAGCAACGTAGCGCGTCTGCTACACCGTATAGCACCGCTGGTGAAACGCCGCATACTGCTGTCCGGTACACCGATGCCGCACAGTCCGCTGGATATCTACAGCCAGTTCAAGATCCTCGATCCCACGATCTTCTGGACCGGCTCGAAGCCGATGACCTACAGCCAGTTCGAGGCGAAGGTAGCGATCATGGGGGGCTGGGCCGGCAAGCAAATCACCGGCTGGCGCAACCTCGACTGGCTTGAAAACAGAATGGCGGAACGCAGTCATGCTCTGCGCAAAGAAGAATGCCTTGATCTTCCACCGGTCACCCACGTCGACGTGCCGGTACGACTCTCGGAGCGAGAACAGCGCGCCTACGACAAGGTCAAAAAGGAAATGGTTCTGGCGCTCTCCAACGGGGAGCTGATGTCCACTCCGTCTATGCTCATCAACCGCCTGCGTCTGCGTCAACTGACGTGCGGCTTTGCCAAGGAGGACGAAACCGGTGACGTTCATTGGCTGGGCAGTAGTCGTCTTGACACTGCTGTCGATCTCATCTCTGGACTACTGGAGAGCCAAAATCGCATCGTGGTATTCGGCTGGGCACTCGCAGAAATTGAAGCTCTCAAAGAGCGACTCGGAGACGTAGCTCGCTTGATTACTGGTTCGACTCCTGACGCCCAGCGTCTAGCGATTCGGCGAGAGTTTGCCAGTGATTCGGCGGACAAGATCGTGATCATCGCTCAGTGGCGGACTATTTCTCTCGGCATCAACGAACTGGTCACGGCATCTCATGCTGTCATGCTGTCACTCACTGAGCAGCGTGAGGACATTTTGCAGGCGATGGGTCGGCTGGATCGCCCGGGTCAAACTTCTCCGGTTTTCTACCACTGGCTTCTAGCGCGTGGTACCGTGGACGAAGTGGTAAGGCGTTCGCACTTGGAGCGCACCGACTTGGAGCGCGGACTCCTAGACTACTTGAGGGATAATGCCTAGGCTTTCGTGGGACCAATACGGAGCCTCGCTGGCTCGCACTGTGGCGCTGCGTAGTGACTGCAAGCGCTCTCAGGTCGGGGCCGTCCTGCTCGATGCCGGCAACAGAGTAGTGGCGACTGGCTACAATGGCGCTCCTGCGGGGCAGGCAGGCTGCGAATCTTGCCCGCGAGGGCAGCACTGGCTGCATACCTTCTCCAGCATGGAGGGACCGGTGTGCGGTAACAGGAAATGCCCCGGCTTCATTGACGTGCGAAAGTGTCCAGGCGTCCAACCCGGCTCGTCCTACGAGAACTGCGTGGCGATTCACGCCGAGGCTAACTGCCTGCTGTACGCTGGACGCGATCGCGCTCTCGGCGGGACGCTGTATATCACCCGCGAACCATGTCATGAGTGCGCTAGACTAATCACAGCAGCGGGAGTAGCCCGCGTAGTGGTGGGAGAGTAAAGTGGCGAAGATCACCGTTCGTGCAAAAAATCCGTTCTACCTTGTTCTCGGGGCCGTTCTTCTGATTGTCAGCCTGTGGTTTCTTCTGGGCTGGCTCGTCATGAATGCTCTTGACATCATCCACGATGACTGGGCTGTCGTGCCTGCGCTGGGATTCGCGGCCAGCTTCCAGGCTGTTCTCCTCGTCTACGTCGTTGGCGGTCTCTGGCACTTGGCCGATTCCGAGTAACGAGTACAATAGGCCTATGGCCCCCTCTAAGCTGGTCTGTACAGTTTGCGGAAAGCAATACGTGGTTCAGTCTTTGGCTGAATCGTGTTGCTGGGAATGGAAGGAAGAGGAGTGGGACTGACCCGAGGCAAAAACCTCAAAGCTCAGCAGGCTAAATACGGCAAAGCCACCGGTCAAACCACTGGATCGGGCAAGCAGGCGGATAAGCCTATTGCTCGCGGCAGCCAGTCCCGCAACGGCAAGTGACATTCGAAAAAGCCCGGCTTATCCACGTTGTGGATGGGCCGGACTTGAAACGTCTGTGCGTCGAATTGCGCAAACTGGGCCCTACTGTAGCAGTTGACCTGGAGACAACTCAGTTGTCTCCTTTTGGTCCTGATGCTCGCGTAGTGTGCGCCAGCGTGACTTGGATTCCAGTAGGGTCTACTGTCATTCAGACTGCCGCCATAGGCCTGAGTCATCCGGATTCAGGACTTAATCGACAGTGGAGGAGTGCGCTAGCGTATCTGGCTGATACGCTCCGGCACACACCGCTGATCGCGCACAACGCCTCGTTCGATCTGACCTGGATCAAGGTCCACACCGGGGTCAACCTCTACGGCCAGCTTCTGTGCGATACCGCACTGACCAGCCACATTCTGGACGAGAACTTCTCTGCCGGTCTCAAGCCTCGCGCCGTGCGCGACCTGGGAGCCAAGCCCTGGCTGGACTTCTCCTGGAAAGACCTTGAGGCAGACGAACGCGCCAATCCGGACGGGCGCAAGCTGGCCGAGCGCGAAGAGTACTACCGCATGACGGAGTACTGCGCCGAGGATACCTACTGGACCTATAGACTTTATCAGCTTCATGATAAACAGCTGGATCTATGGGGTACCGACTATGGCCTGCAGGACGAGGCTCAACACGACCCGGACGCCCGTAACTCTGTGCGACTGGGCGAATACTATAGCCTGATCGGTAAGCGCACTGTGTGTGCGCTCAGTGCGATTGAGGAGAATGGCTTCGCTCTGGATCGTGACTGGTGTTTGACCCGGCTAAAGGATAATGCTTCCGTTATACAACTGGCAGAGGAATGGCTTCAAAAGCGCACGCTGGACGCCCAAGAGCAGATCGAGATGGGCGCTGTCCGCATGACTGAAGAGTTAGAAACTGCGCGGGCATACTTGGATAGCGCAGAATGTTCATGGTCTGCAGGCTCTAAGTGGTTCCTGTGCTGGGCTCAGCTAATGTGCGCCGTGGGCGAACTCCGCGTGGCAGCACGTACTCCTAAGGGCCGGCCGCAATGGTCCAAGGAAGTGCTCGACAGGCAGGCCCATGAGGGTGCCGAGGTAGCCGGCAAGCTGCGCGAGATGCGCGTGGCGATGACTGAGAGCGCCTACATCCAGTCCTGGCTGAACGAGGCCCAGGCAGACGGTCGCATCCGGGCCAGCTACAACTACGCCACCACGCCGAGAGAGACCTCAGACGCCCCTGTGACGGGCCGGCTGTCCTGCAGCAAGCCCAACCTTCAGCAGGTCGCCAGAAGCGCCAGGAAGGCGTTCTGCGCCGCTCCTGGCCACGTCCTGGTGTCGGCAGACTACAGCCAGGTTGAACTCCGCGTAGCGGCCTTCCTGGCCCGCTGTGAGCCCATGCTGGAGGCATACCGTCAGGGCGCAGACCTACACACCGTCATGGCTGCTATCGCAGCTCAATGTGACGTGAGTGAAGTCACCTCAGAGATGCGCCAGAAGGCGAAGGCCGCAAACTTCGGCTTCCTCTTCGGCATGGGCGCAGAGAAGTTCGTTACATACGCTCAGACCAGCTATCAGGTCGAGTTCACGATTGAGGAAGCGGAGCAGATCCGTCAGACCTTCTTCTCGACCTGGGAAGGCATGAGTGCTTGGCACCAGCAACAGCGCAAGCTTGTGCGCCAGCAGGGCTACGTGGTCAGTCCTCTGGGGCGTATCCGCCATCTTCCGGACGCTTGGAGCGAGGACCAATACCTTCAGGGCCGGGCTCAGCGTCAGGCCATTAACAGCCCGGTCCAGTCCTTCGCCAACGATCTTATGATGCTGGCGGTCTGGGAGATTGATCAGACGGACTGGATCAAGCCGGTGGCCGTTGTTCATGACGCTGTTATCTGTGAGGTTCCTGAAGACCGCGCCGAAGAGGCTGCGGCCATAGTACGAGACGCTATGGAGCGCCGCGTTCTCGATGATATCGCGGCGCTCGGAGTCAAGTTTGATTGCCCGCTGGTAGCGGATATTTCAATTGGTAAGAACTGGACCAAGTAGGTTCAGCCGCAGTTTGGAATGGGCGGCAAAGGGGTGGCCTCTCGATCCTTGGAGATTTGATCAGTGTTCTTGTCGAAGTCCGAGAACAGCTTCAGGAAAGCCTTCACTCGGGACTTCTCTTCTTTCTCACTCTTGGCCGGTGGCGCAGACAGAGCCTTGCCAATATCACTCAAAATATGGGTTTGAGCCTCAGAAACTGCCGCAGACAATCGAGAACGTTCAGTCAATTGAGTGGCGAAAGCGTGGTTGTATTCAGCCTGGCAAGCTGCTCTTACTGATTCTTGGTGGGCTCGAATATGTTCGTGATGAACTTCAGCGGCGTAAACACCCCCGAATATTACGGCCAAAGCCATGACCAGCCAGCCAAAGTTAGCGGTCAGCCACCGGTTTATTCGTCTTAGTAGTTCTCGCACGAGTACCCTCCTCAACAAAATATTCCCAGGTTCTTTGGATATAAACTCCGAGGCCGAACCAGCCGAGAGAGTTTACCAGGTAATAAATCATGGGAGGTAATCCTCACGATAAGGCCCTTCCCGATCTTTCTTGGATTTCTTCTTCCGGTTACTCTGGAAGAGGCTCCCTAGGATCAGGAGGAGCGGCGCATTGGCAGTGAGAGAACTCTGGTAAGAATGGACGAAAATTGGAGCAAGAAGATTCACAAGCCAACCCGTTGCTACTATGGTAGTTAGCACTAGCTTGATTTTTTCGTTCATGGGGTGCTCCCTCGGGAACGAGGGCGTACCCTCCAAACAGAACGCACTCATGGAATACAATTGTACCGATATAGCCTGATACGTCTAGTTCATGCCAACAAGGAGCAAAGATGAGCTTCACCAAGACTTGGTTCAAAGATACCTCTGAGCGGGTAGCTGCCACGTTTGTCGAGGCCTTCGCCGGTCTCTGGGTTCTTCAGGGCGCTACTGACTCTTTCAACCTGGACTTCGCCAAGAAGGCTGCGGCAGCCGGCGTCATTGCAGCGGCTGCGGTTCTGAAGGCCGCACTGGCCTCCAAGCTGGGCGATAAGGACTCTGCGTCCCTGAACGCTGATCTCCATACCGTGGACGTCACGCCGGAAGTAGGCTAATACCCTGACCAGCACAAACGTCCCTGGACCTGTACGATAGGTCCAGGGACAAGTCTTTGTTGCCAACGGGAGGCCCGGTGCAACCGTACGCCCGCCACATAGTCATACCTGATACTCAGGTCAAGCCCGGCGTGAACCTGCGTCCGATGAGCTGGATAGGACAGTACATCGTAGATGAGTTCAGGGACCGACCGAACATCAAGATCATCCATCTGGGAGACCATGCCGACTTCCCCAGCCTCTCCTCTTATGATCGCCCTGGCTCCAAGCAGCTCGAGGGTCGCCGCTATATCGAGGACGTGAAGGCAGCTAACGCCGGCTGGGCGGCCTTGAATAAGCCCCTGGAGGACCTCAACAGGACAAGGAAGAAGACCAAGCATGTGCAGTGGTGGCCCGAACGACACATCACGCTGGGAAACCATGAGCACCGGGTTACCCGTGCAGTGGATTCCGACCCCGTACGGCTGGAGGGCGTCCTGGATCTCCAACATCTCGATTACTGGCGGTCAGGCTGGACCGTCCACAACTTCCTGGACATTCTATGGCTCGACGGGGTGGGCTATACGCACTACGCCGTGACGCCGATGACAGGGCGTCCGATGGGCGGTCAAGCCAGCTTGCAGCTTCAGAAGCTGGGACACTCCATGATCACCGGTCACCAGCAGACGCTGGACTACGCAGTGCGTTATACGCGCAATGAGAACGGCGGCATGCGCTCGATCCACCGCATCATCGCCGGGGCCGCCTACGCTCACCATGAGGAATATCTAGGCCCACAGGGCAACGACCACTGGCGCGGCGTACTGGTTCTGAACGAAGTTCGTGGGGGTAGCTTCGACCCTCTGTTTGTCAGCCTTGACTATCTCTGTCGCCGCTATGAGGGCCGCACGCTGGACTCATGGCAAAAGGCGCAGGGGATCAAATGATCACTTGGACCTGCAAGGACTGTCAAGTCAAATGGCTGGACGAGTCTATTTCGGAAAGTATCTGCTGGTGCTGCGGAGAGGCTGGAACCGCTCTTTCCAGCCTCATCTTCGCACTTCGTAAGCAGTACCTACCGACCGAGGTTTAGCCCCTCTTAGCGGCCAGGGCCAGCTTCTGTAGGGCAGCATAGCCTCGAGGACCGATCGCCACGTCGTGTGAGCGAGAGGCGTACTGAGGATTGGCCGCATGAAAGCGAGCCACAGCCTCCTCGGTGTTGGCCCCGTAGAACTGCGTGTAGGGCGGCGTGCCGGGGATAGGGCCATAGCCGACCAGCGTCAGGAGACGTTGCAGGTCTGCAACCTGCGGGTCATGGCCACCCGGAGCTACCTTGGAACTGAGCGCCTTGGTGAATGCAGGATCCACGGGCTTGGGCTTCGGCTTGGGAGCCGGTGCAGGCGCAGGGACCGGTTTGGTGTAGTCCAGGATAGCCTGCACGTCCTTACGGAAGTCGCTCATGTCGACGTGGCCGGGGTCATTCTTGCGGGATGTCCACTCCTTGTGGCCGATCACGCTCTTGGCGCTCCAGCCATAGTGCTTGCACACTGCCGCTGCGGCCTTGACCATGGCGTCATACTGGGCCTTCACAGGAACGTGGCCACCGCTGTACTGAGTCTCGAAGCCCATGAAGTGGGCGTTGCCATCAGTGTCATCGGGGCCCGGCCGGAGATCGCCCGAGTAGTCCTCAGCAATGACGTGGGCCAGCACAGTGCCGGAACCCTCACCCGCGTGATTAGCCCGGCCGTTGCCGATCATGACGATCGTGCCATCCGTACGAATGGACCACTGGCACAGCGGACCTGGAAGGTTTCGCTCACTGTCCCCATCGTAGAGATAAGCCTCCATCGAGGCCGCGCTGCTGTCCGAACCCGTGTGGTGCATGATGACACCATTGAGAGGTCCGTAGGCACCGTGCCCAGCGCGATTGTGGGTGCGCCAACCCTTGCGCTCGACCACCTTCAGGCCGGCGTCCTTGAAGATTCTCACCTGGGTATCTGCGTCCATCGGCTCAGACATCATTTATTTCCTTACGGCTTCGTCGGAACCAGCTTGACAAGCTGCTTCGGAGTGGGGACAGTGCTAACGGTATTAACCGGGTTCGTGGGAGTTGGGGTACTGGCCACAGCTTTTCCTAAGGTTGAGGTTGAACCACAGCTATAACATTTTCAAAGGTGCCGGTAATGGCGGCATTAGTAACTCTACCACCCACCTCAATCCAACCGGTCCCGCTGGTAGGAAGTCCGGTAGCGATAAACGTACGACCGAAGGCCTCGAGAGTAGTGCTGGAGCATTCAACAGCTTCTGCATCATTGAAGGCGTGAGTGATTGCACCGGCCCCATTAGTAGTACGAATTTGAGCAGCCATAAGAAGGCGGTTGGCCCCGGCAGCACTAATGTTCAACCGGGCGCTTATGGAGATCACAATCATGCCGCTGGGAGGGTAGGGGAAAGTAATGCCCGTGCCCAGAGTTATATAGGTGGTCGAGAATAAAGAAGCCGGACCTGCGTTGGTGTACTGCACAGCTCTCATGTTGGGCACCGTCAGCGAAGTAGCGCTGAGACGATTGAACGCGGCGCTTCCATCCAGTCTGCCCAGGGCCACGAGGCCTCGCGTGGGATAGGCCAGAAGCAAAACCCGAACTCCCTGAGGAATGAGACCGTCTGCGGAAACGGCAGTCACCGGAGTTCCGGAAGGGTCTCCATCCAGAGCCACAGTGAAGCTGTTCTGTACACCGGTCGTTCCGGACAGGGAAGTGCCCGTGCGCACCACCACGGCCTTGGCGTCCACAGCCTTGATCGCCTTGGCTACCTGAGTTATCGGATCACTCATGAGGTGAGTACTTCCTGAAAGGTGACGGACATGGTGGTGTTGGGGGAAGTGCTGATGGACCAGGCCACGCACATCCAAAGGGCTCCCTGAAAGCTGACCAACTGGGGACCGTCCAGAGCACAAGTAGGCTTGATCTCACAGTCCAGTTTACGTGCCGTAGCAGCCTCTCCGAGAGCCTGAGCGACCTGCTGAGCGTGCTCATTGGAGCCCAGGCCCTGCACATCCTCCACCTGAGTACGCCAATAGCCGAGGTTGGCGTAGGAGTGTGGAGCACTGGCCGGAGCATCCCACTGCCCTTGAATAGTTCGGTCAGCGGAAGAGTTGTCATTGACAATGATACGGTTGGGAGCAGTCAAGAAGGACTCAGTAATAACCAGGCTCTCGGCTGTGGGCTTCAGGTCGTCCAGGTCGATGATGTCAACGCTGGTAGTGTCGGCTGAAACCGATCGCACAATACCGTTGTTATCCATCCACGGGTTGCGGTGCCCGGCCAGGACGGCGAGCTGCTGAATCTTCTCCAGGTCCGTGGTGGTTCCGTCCCAGGTCACATCGTTACGGCTGGGGGACGCTGAGCCTGCGATGCCGTAGGGGACACCGTCCTGAAGAAGAATGCGCTGCATCTCCTGAGAGGGGTCGAAGCCCGTACGCAAGGTTTCGGCATTACCGGTATTGCGGACCAGGTCTGTGGTGATATCCGAGAGGGTGACATTGTGCAGATCAGCCGCACCATAAGTCGGCTGCGTCAGAAAGTTGTTGGCATAAGGTCCAGCATAGCTGTAAGGGATATTGGTATTACCGTATGTAACACCGAAGCCCCCTGCGATCGAGAGCGGGTTAGTGATCCGAACAGCATCCACCTGACGGCTTGATTCAGTGAATCGGAAGACCCCCATCGAGCACAGCACACCGTCTACGGCCAGGTAAGCCTGGACCTTGTCCCGTACTAGGTCTACTTTATCGAACTCTTCCGGCACCAGAACGAAGCCGGTGATGGCTCGAGTGATCGAGCGCGTGCAGTCATAGGTGTAGTCACCGGTGGTGGTGAAGTGCAACTGATAGGCCACGCCGGAAGGTTTGATCCCATAGAACTCCCAGCCAATTCCGGGACGGGCGGGAAAGCCTGCGGCAAAGGGGTTGGGGGGTGGGGGAATTGTCGTAAGCCCTCCATCATAAAGATAAAGAGAGCTGTCGTAGGTTGTAGCCGCCTGATCATAGTTAACCATCTAAGCCCTCCAATCCATAAATAGAGATTTCAGCGAGATTAGAGCTTAGCGGTGAACCCGACAGAAGGACGAGAAACCGCCGCAGAAACAACGCTGGCCGCAGACCCTACAATAATTGGGGTAACTCCAATAGCCACCCAGTCCCCCAGAACTCCCGGAGGATTGGCCAGAGTGATGTTTCCGTTGAAGCCTGCATTGTAGTACTGCTGTCCTACCATGTTACCTGCCTGGGAGGGAGAGCCCGGCATGAAGGCATAGGTAGTTCCCCCGGTCAGAGCCAGAGGAGATGCAAAAGCCATGGTTACTTTACCTGCGGTAACACCGGCATTGCTGACGTTCATGGTCAGTAGGGTAGTAGACCCAACGATTGTGGCCACTGTCGTGGCCCCTGGAGCATTTGAGACCAGGGTTACAACAAAAGCCTGATAAGTAGCCGAGGCACTCAAACCTGCAAGTTGAACAGTAATCTCGGTAAGAGACATATTGGAGGAGGGAGTGAATAGTACACCCTTATAGTTTGAGCTGCCCGCGTTCGTGCCGCTGGAACCAACACCTGGGTCATAGGTATATGGAGCCGAAGCCGAGATATGGTTGATTTTATAGTCGAGACTGGTGGTTACTGCGGAGGAGTCGACGCCAACTTTAGCCTCAAGAGCCGCCACTGCGTCATTGATATTGGTATGCTGAGTATGGTGCTTCAGACCAGGGGTAGCGCTATCCAGGTTGTCGACGGCGGACGGATCCACGAAGGTATCCAGGCCTGTCGGAAAGTTGGTCGCCATTAGTTGATCCTATCCGAATAGTAGTTCAACGATAACGATCCCGGAGCCGCCATTACCGCCGGCAACCTGAGCACCTGAGTTAACGGTGCACCCTCCGGACCCTCCGGCCCCCTGGTTAGCAGTGGCGTTTCGTCCTGCGTTTGTTCCGTTTCCGGTGTTACCGTAAGCTCCTCCTGCACCGGACCCAGCAGCGCCTCCAAAACCTCCCATGGAAGAGAATGGAGTGGAGCCGGTCACCACAAATCCAGGCTCTCCGGGTGCGCCGTCTTGAAGGATCTGTCCAGTTCCTCCGGTCGTGGCCACCGATCCTGCGGCGGATACTCCTACCGCTAGCGCGGTTCCACCAGCGCCACCTGCTCCACCCTTACCGATGACCAGGGCACCAAAGCTGGAGTCGCCGCCAGCACCTCCGGCGTTTGCACCGGCTGTTCCTCCTGTACCGGAAGCCCCCACAGTTACCGTTACTGGGAAGGTGATAGTGCTTGTGGCGATGGTAGATTCTGCAAAGGAACCGCCTGCACCGCCTCCTCCGTGTGCTGCTGTAGTTCCTGTAGCGGTAGCGGCCCCTCCGCCGCCTCCGCCACCTCCGATGCAGCGCACGCGCAGAGCGTAAGCCCCCTGGATTTGGGCCTCGGTGAGAGACCCAGAGCCTGTGAAAGTAATGGCAGCACCTGTGGGGTTGTTACGCATGCCAACGGCCACGTTGCCTGCCTTGGAGCGCACGTTCTGAAGAGATAGAGCATTGCCACCCAGGTCCGAGATATCGGTGGTGTTTCCCTGGAACTTGCCTCCGAACACCTTGACGAAGGAAGCTCCCGAGGCCACCTTCAGACCTGTGTTCATACCTTCCACGTACGGCTCGAAGATCATAACGTCTGTAGCATTGGCTCCGATATCAAATGCAATCGTGTTCGGGTTGCTTTCGATATCGACGTGGTCCAGGAGGATGGAGCTGGTGGCCGTGCCGGTGATCTGGACTCCGGAGCCCGTACCGGTAGCAATGCTGAGAACGCGAGTGTAGGCCACGGTGTTGGAGTTCGATCCATTGCCGAATTTGATACCAATAGGATTTACCCCGGAAGCGGTCACTCGACAGTTGCTGATGACATTGTAGTAAGTGATGCCACCGCCACCATTGGAGGCATCAATGCCGACCAGGGGGCTGACCGTATTGTTAGTGCCGATAAATAAATTGTCCAGCGTGGAGTCAATGAAATAAGTCATATCGATAGCGCAGCCTGCTCCGGGGTTGGAGCAGAACATGGTGAAATCCCTAAGATTGATTCTCCGGTTGGTGGTGTCCACCATCTTCATGGCTGTAGCGAATGTAGAGGTATTCCAGTTCAGGATGGTGCCCATGCGGGAGACGCCACGGATCTCCACGCTGGAGGAGAATTGAACCTGAACATCCAGGGTATGAGATCCAGCACCCAGGATGATGCAACCTCCAGCCGACAGGGTAGCCATAGCATTGTTGATCGCGGTGCCTGTGGAGGCTCCTGCGGGAATGAAAATCTGACCATCACCGACAACGCGCGGGTTGGCCGCCTTCAGTCCGGTGATGTCCGTGGTGTTGGTCGAGATGTTTGTGGCATCCGTGGACTGTGCAGAAATAACGTCATTCAATTTCTTGGTGACAGTCCCCGCGACTCCTGAACCGGTGACGCCGACGTAAGTCTCAATAGCTGCCACGGAATCGTTGATGTTGTCATGCTGCGTGGCGTGGTTCAGTGCCCCTGGGCTATTTTGCGGATCTCCTGCGCCAGGGTTGGTAAAGCTGTCGATGCTGGTGGGATAGTTCGTGGCCATTACAGCTCCGAATACGGGTCGGCGGAAAGCGGAGTCACATCTGTCAGTGTAATGGACGACATGTAAAGGCCGTTTGCGGTGGTGATAGTCATGGAGCCCACGTCCGTCACGGTTACTCGACGAGTATGGCCTCCGGGCAGCTTCAAGGTCCATCCGAACGTGCTGTTGAAGACAGGCAGCAGAGAGACCTCGTACGGCCTAGGAGTCATCGAATAGGCTCCCGAGCCGATCTTCTCCTGGTAATAGGAGAGCATCTCAGCCACGTAGGCTGCGTAGCCGCTCGAGGTAGGCAGCAGACAGGCCTGGAACTGATTGACCAGGACATTCGTGCTGACCGAGAGTCCTCGGTTCTCTGGAATGCGCAAGGAGTACTGGTAATCCTGCATGTGCAATGGAATAACCTGCACAGGATTCAAAGCCGTCCAGGTCAATTGCAGGTTGCCGGAGTCCTCGGGCACATACATGATGATCGCGCCCAGCTCATTGGAGGCCAGTCCGAAGGCTGCACCGGGAGCCACAGACGTACCGCCCCAGGGTCCGAAGATTGCAGAAGTTGAAGTACGATCTGAATCTCGATAACCGGTAACCCTGTAGTAGACAAGCAAAGTGCCGTCGAGCTGAGGAGCATCCCAGGGCACTTCGTAGTCAAGAACGTGGCTGGAGTCCGTGGTTCCTGTCAGGCGATAGGCAACTTCCCATGGACCGGTATTACCCAGCGAACGCTCCACTACCATGCGGTTGAAAGAGGCACCGTTGGTCAGGTTGACGACCGGCACATTCATCGAATTGATAATGCAGTTGCTGTGCACCGGAGGAGTGATGGACAAAGTGCTGGAGGTCAGAGTTGCTGTCGGAACCGGTAGAGCACACTCCAGAATAGCCGCGTAGGCGTAGACGCCCTGTGCGCTGTTTTGAGCGAAGGGCTCGAAAGAGGTAGTGATGGAGGGTCCCACCGAGATGACTGCGGCTACCTGCCAGGGGGCGGTTGATGGGGTGGAAGAGCTGAACTCCAAAATGGTCGGCGCACCTGTACCCGCCGTAGAGCCGGTCCCGATGGGAACGCTTACGGCCCTCCAGCCATTGCCGATATCTTCACCGGCAGCAAAGTCAGAGACGTTGATATTGGTGGTAGCCCCACCGTTCACCTTGAATACCAAGGGAAGAGTTGTCAAAGGATCCGGCTTGCAAACAATCCGAATACGGGTATAGGCAGATCCGAGATTAGTGTAAATACGCTGAGTCTGTAGGTGCCCTGTGTATACCTTCAGGGCGTTTAGAGGAGCCATGCTTCTGAAGACCGGGAAGAAGCTTCCGGCCGACAAGAAGTTGCCCTGATCCAGGGCCCCAAAGCTCAACTCATACTGAGTCATGAGAGTGCCGCTATCCGCGAACACCCCGTCAACCACCGTGCGTTGCACCAAGGGCCGCTGGTTAGGACTCATGTTGCGTGGCTGCGTATAGCCCAAGAACTCCAGCGAGGGTCCTACAGCCTCTGATGGAGTAAACAACTGAATGCCGTTTGCCTGAGGCAGGTTGTAAGGAATGTTGGGCGATAGAGTGGACAGCAGAATGCCACCCACGGCAGGAGCCGCAGGGGCCGTAGCCAGGGCCGGGTAGTAGTCCGAAGAGGATGCAGGCAAGGCTTCTCGAGCTGAGAGAACATAATCGTTCGGAGAGCCTGACACCACCAGGATGTTGGCCTGATTATTCACCGCTCTCAGCGTAACAATAGAGGCTCTGCCGGGGCTGTACTGAGCAGCCCCGAGAGGGCTGAAGGAGTACTGAGGAGTGGTCGCTACATTGTGGATCGCGTTGCCCAGGCGACGCTCAGGAGCCACCTCAACGATCAGCTCGACCTTGTCCAGGTAAACCGAGGTCTGGGAGAAGTCCGCACCGGCCAGCCCCCAGAAGGTGAAAGAGTCGGTGCCGTTGGGATTCACTGACGTGGGGTCCTGAGCTAAATTCAAGACGTCGGTGTAAGACCAAGAAGTGCCGGCATCCGGAGGAGTCCGGAACCAGACGTTGCTGGAACCCCCGTAAAAGCTGGTGCTGTTGGGAATCTTGGGCATGGGGTTGGTCTCGCCCAGCCAGCGAATCTGCTCTGTGGCAGAGCGCTGATAGTCAGGCACCAGCCATGCGCCCAGCTCTGTCTGATAAATCTGGACCGGGTTGCCGACCGCCAGCCCGTACGTGACCTGGAGACCCTCTCCCACGGGCACCGCCGTGGTGGAGGAGTCGTCTTTCCAAGCCGTGTATCTAAGGCCTATGCGAACGATGCGAGAGTTGGCATAGTCCAGAATGTTGTACTGACCCAGGCCCGTCGTGTTGTACAGATCGAAACGACAAGTGACATAAGGGCCGTAGCCTGCCTGGGCCACCGGGGTGCCGTCCAGGCGAAGATAGTACCCGCCGGAAGCCTGAAGAGCTTGAAGAGCAAAGGCATTCGACACCACCGTGCCGTTCAGCAACACCGTAGCATCCGCTCCCAGCGCGGCCGAGCTGCAGGGGAAGATCAATTGAGTGACTGTATCCTGCGGAGCCTCTGCGCCCTTCTGATACAGGTCATAGGCGATGTGGTGCTGCTGAGTGATCGACTGAGTGTCGTCGTACTGAGCCACAGCACTGTAGTAAGCGGTGCCGAAAGAATAAGCAGGAAGAGTGTGTTCGATCTGATAAGCCGTGCCCGTGTCGACGGGCACCACGGCACTACCCACGGGCATCGGCTCGAAACCGGAGTCAGGGCAGCCGTAGTTAGGGTTATCCTGCGGCGGGAACTGCTGAGCAATAGCAGAACCGCTGGGGGACAACGGCTGGTAGACAACCGCAATTT